AGCGCCTGCTTCTGCACGCGCTCCTGGTCCTCTAGCTCAACGAGATAGGGGTTGTCAGGTTGCGCGGTCGAAGCAGGCTCGTTGTTCAGCAGGTCGTCGTATTGGCTCATGGCTTGGCGGGCGGGATGAGTGGCGCGGAACGCGAGCGGGCCTGTAGGTACAGGCGGCGCACGTTGTCTTCGGTGGGTGCGAACAGCGGATTGTTCGGGTTCTGCTTGTACTTCGTCTGCAGCGCCTGCACGATCTTACCGCGTTCCTCATCCGGCACTTTCACCTTAGCCGCCTGCTCAGGCGTCAGCTGAATCACGGGGACAGAGCTGTCCGAGAACCAGCCGGGCACCGTGACCGTGCGCGACATTTCGCCGCGCATAAGCGTTTCCTTCTCGTCTTCGGTGAGCTTGGCGCCCTTCTTCTGCTGCGCCATCGCGATCACACGCTCGACGCGGAACTTCAGATCGCCAATCTGCTCCTTGTCGGTCTTCGACTGCTGGCCGTACACGTTGAGCCCGAAGTCGTTGGCGATGCGCTTGAACGAGTCCTCGTCCATCTTCGCCTCGGTGATGTCCTTCGGCGACTTGGCGAGGCTGTCGTAACGGTCGAGCAGGTGCTGGGTCGCCTCGACACCGAACAGCGGGCGCAGGGCCTGCACCTGGGTGCGCGACATGCTGGCCAACTTCGTCGGGTCGGTGTAGTCCATGTACTGGTCGGCGTTCTGGCGCAGCAGCATGCGGTCCTGGCGCAGCTCGGCGTTGTACGCACGGTTCTCCGCTGCGGCGGCGCGCTGCTCGCGCACGCTCGCGCGCTGCTCCTGCTGATACAGAATCTGATCCTGCACATGCCCGGGCAGGGCCTGCCATTGCGGCGTCTGCCGCACGCGACTCAAGCCCATGCCGCCGTCCAGCATCTGGTAGACCGTGTTCGTGTTGCCGGCGTTGAACTCGTTCTGCGACTGATCCCACGCGGCTTTGCGTTCGCGCAGCGCCGAGATGGCGGCAGCCTGACGCGTCGGGTCGTCCTTGTACTTGTCGCGCGCCTGCTTCTCCATCGAGAACAGATCGACCGGCGTGTTGTAGTCGCCCTTCACTGACTCCGCCCAAATCTGATCGGCCGCGTCGCTGCCGTCTTTGACAGCCGACACGCGGTTCAGCTTCTCGGTGACGTTGTCCCACTGCGTCGGCTCGATGGCGTCCTTGTTGGCGTTGAAGTACGCCTCGGCCCCCTTCGGGTCGTTCTGCATCATCTGGTTGATGATGGTCATGTGCGCGCCGGTGGTGGCCTTCAGTACCGCCGGGGCGGGGTCGAGGCCCTTCTTCGCGCCCCACGCCGTGAGGTTGGCCTTGACCTGGTCGAGGTATGCGTTGGCCTTCGTCGGGCCTGCGGCCACGGCCTGTCCGATCAGCGAGGCAGTGCTCGCCTCGAGCGCGCTCTGCTCGCCGATGTTGAGCTGCTGCTCCTGGTAGCTGGTGGCGGACTCGAGCGCCGATACGCGCGACACGGCGAGCTGTTTGCCTATCATCCGCTGGGCCATTGGCGACAGCTTGCTTGCGTATTTGTCGCGGGCGTCGTCCCACCACTTGTTCACGTCATCGACGTAACCCTTCGCGTTCGCACCCTGGGCCAGCTTCTTGCGCTCGGCGTTCCATGCGAGGAAGTCCTTGTTGATCTCGGCCTGCGTGTTCCAGGCATCGGTCTGCGCGTTGCGTTCCTCAAAGCGAAACGCAGCGTCGCTGACCTGGTTCAGCCCCTCCCCCATCGCGCGGTAGCCCGACGACACGTCGGGCGCCGAGGTCTGCGGGGTCTGCAGCGCGGTCTCTTGGACCGTGTTGTCGTAGGTAGGAACGCGGGGCATGTTAGCCCCCCTTCGCCGGGTACCACTTGTCGCTCACGCGGGACGCCGCGCTCAGTACCGTGGCGTAAGACGAGAGCTCGGACTGGTTGGCGTCGGCGTTGCCGCGCCACTGCGCCAGAGCGCCAGACTGCCGCGCGCTCCAGGCGTCCTTGCGGCCGTTGAGGCGCAGGGTCGCGACATCGCGGTCCGTGAAGAAGTCGGTCTGGTCCTGAATGTCGGCCGCCGTGCCTTCGCCGAGGTCAAGCCCCGCCGCCGCCATGCGCGAGCGCTGCGTGGCCTTGAGCGCCGACATGCGCCGCGCGAGCTCGTCGGCCTGCTGGTCGCCGCGCTTCTCGGCGTCCTGGGCCGCGAACTCGTTCATCTTGGCGTTGTACTCGCCGACCCTGCGTTGGGTCTTGGCCTGCTGTTGCATGCCGTAGGCGCTCATGCCTGCTGCGGCGATGGCCGCGATCACCGCGTACGCGCCAGTCGAGAAATAGGCCACGCTCAGCCCTCCGTGATTGCGTCGAGATCAGCAACGACCATGCCCAGCTCGGCGTAGTCGTCGGCGACGTACATGGCCTCGAGGGTCGCGATGTCCGTCTCGTTGAACGGGTTGGGGTGGATCGTCGACCAGATCGCGTCCTCCAGCGTGAGCACAACCCGCTTGGTGCCCGCCTGGGATTCGAACACGTCGCCGGCCTTGAGCTCCTCGCGGCCGAACTCCGTGAACACGATCACCCGCCCCTGCGAGATGATGTTCATGTGCCGGTGGCGGTGGATCTTGCCAACGACCAACGACCCCGCCGCGAGGTGGATCTCGCGCACGTACACGCCCGGCGACAGGTGGTGCCGCAGCGGGGGCGACTCGTCCATCCGCTGCTCCTTGGGCAGGCTCTCGCAGGCGTGCTGCATGCGCATGATGCGTGCCCGCGCGATGCGCGCCTCCTGCTCGACGATGTCGGTGGTCATGCTCAGTTCATCTCGAAGTAGTGGAACATTTCCCCCGTGTCGGGGTGCGCGTGCGGCTCGTGGAGCACGAACCCCATGCGCCGAAGCCAGCGGACAGCCAGCGTGTTCTCGGCGTGCACGGTGTTGTAGAGGCGGCCGAACCGCTCGCGCATTGCGAGAATGTAGCGGGGTGCTAGTCGAGCGAGTACACGCTGGTGCTGCGGCACGAGGTGCGTGCCCACCATCCACACCACGGCAGAAGGCGCAAGCACGGTGCCTGCGGGCACGCAGCCGAAGATGCACCCCGGTTCGCCATGGGCGGTCGCGACCACTACGGCAGCGCTGGCTGCGACGCTATCGCGCAGCGCGAGCAGGATGTCGGTGTGGCCGTTCGCTGCTGCCTCGGCCGCGTCCTGGTCGCGCAGGTGCGCCGCTATGTGCTCAACGTCACCCGGGCGCAGCTCGCGAAACTCAACTGCCGGTTTCGACATCGACTGCAATCGACAGCACGGTTAGCGGCAGCGGCTCGTCCTGCCGCAGGCACACGTTGCCGTCCGCGTTCCAGTCCGGCGTCACGTCGAACCGCAGCTCGCCGGTGCGCAGCGCCGGCGGGTGCCCGTAGAGATCCTCCACCGAGCGCGCCGGGTAGGTCGTCAGGTCGTTGACCGAGGGTCCGGCCTTGACGAGGTTCGACTGGTTCACGCGCACCGCGACGCCGGTGACGTTCTTCGTGATCCCCTGGCCGCTCGCGGGGTGGTCGTCGAAGATGGGCGGAAGCGTGACCAGATCGGTCACGTACTGCAGGCCGACGCTAACCTTGCTGGCCGAGTAGTCGAGGGCTATGGCCCCGCCGGTCACGACCCGCGTCGGGTGCACGGCACCGTCGGCGAGCACCTGCACGGTCTTGCCCTCCAGATGCCACAGCCCGCTCAGGGTCGTGACCGGAGCGCCGCTGTACTGCAGCCCGGAGTCGACGAAGAACGCGTCCGCCTGGTCGACCAGCACGCGCGTCTGGAGTCGCTCAACGTAGCGCACAGCACGCCCGTTGACCGTGCGGCGCACAACCGCGTAGAGCACCTCCTCGCTGCCCTCGCTGACCACGGCCACCGACTCGAACGCCCCGTCCGTGGTGTGCTGGTGCCAGCCGTAGACCTGTTGCTCGGGCACGTAGGTCATGCCAAGCAGCGCGCCGTCCGATCGTACGCACCAGAGGCTCGGCAGCGGTGCACGAGCGAAGGCCATGTCGGTGATCGTGTAGCCGTCGAGCAGGTGCGGCACCATGATGCTCGCGTCGATCGAGCCGAAGGCCTGCTTCTGCCAGTCGTAGGAGAGCTCGCGCACGCGCGCGCCCTGCCCCTGCACGTAGAGGATCGAGTTGCTGGTGAGCGCCGGCTGCACGTCCGCCACGCCGCTGTAGCCCTGGGGCTTGATCGAGATCGTGGTCGGGGTGATCGCCGGGGAGTTGTCGGCGAAGATGCGGAACTCGCCGCCCACCGTGAGCGCGATCAGATCGGACAGCGGCAGCAGGTGGCGGATGGCGTTCTGCTGCCGCGCGCCGATCTTGAACTTCATCGCGTCGTCGTCCTGCACGGCGTTGCTCGAGGTCAGGTTGCTCGCAGTGCCGGTGCGTGTGGCGTAGAGCGTCTGGGGCTCGTTGTTCGAGCCCGCGAACCAACGCCGCTGCTCGTGGTAGGTGACTGCGGTGGGGTAGTTATCGGTCGACCCGTTGAGTGCGTAGACCGCCGTCGGGGGCGTCACGCTGGTGTCGGGGGTGATGTTGTTGTCCCGGATCGCCACCGCCGAGGTGGTTGACCCGAGGTAGGCCATCACCCCGGCGCGCTCCTTGTAGATGATGTACTTGAGCGCCCCGGCGACCGCCACCGGCGTGATGTTGTTGTAGTTGCCCGCCAGGCTCAGGCAGTTGTTTACCGTGGTCGACGCCGAGGGCAGCGACTCCGTGACCCCGTCGGCGGCGATGTAGGTGTAGCAGTAGACCTGCGGGTCGGTGGTGCCCGCCGTTGGCTGCGTGGCGGTCACGGTCGGCGCGCTGGGCGGCGCGGCCGGGGGTGTGAACGACACGTCGGTGAGCGTCCAGTTGGTGGCCCCGAGGCGCTTGAGCTCCTTGGCCGGGTAGCTCGGGTGCGTGATCGTGAGCGTGCTTGAGTCCTGGGCGATGCGCAGCTGCAGCAGATCGGACTCACTGTAGGGCGTGGCGATCGTGTAGACGCGCGCCACCGTGGTTCCCGTCGGGGTGACGGCCGCGCCCCAGAGATCCGTGACCGTGAAGCTGTTCGCGGCGGCGGTGGCCACCTTCAAGAAGCGGCTGCCGACGTAGACCCAGTCGCCGGCGGTGTAGCCGTGGGAGGTCAGGTTGATCGTGCTGCCGACGATCGAGCCGATCGTCTGGTTTGCCTCGAGCACGGCCGCGCCGCTGACGAAGAAGCGTAGCGTCTGGTGCCCGAACTCTAGCACGCAGGTCGCCGTGGCCGAGTACTGGAAGGGGCGCACGACTGTCTTGCGGGTGCTGTCCTTAACCTCGTTAATGAACCGAAGCCCGGTCCGCCGGGTGGCCGGGCCGTGCGGCAGCACGACCGCGTTCAGGCACTTGCCGAGGCCGGTCTGGTACTTCGTGAGATCAATGCGCCCGTACATCTCGGGCGTGATCTCGCCGCCGGCGAAGCTGCGGAATAGCGGTTTGCTGGGCATGTCACCACCGTGCCCGCAGGTGTGCGGCGACGTGCTCGGCGCGCTGGTCGGTGCTGTTGGCGTCGCTCGCCTCGGCGCGCGCCTGCATGCCCATCGCCGCGTCGCGCCAGCCCTTCGCCGCCTGCATGCCCGTCACGCCCTTGAGGATCGGGCCGCACAGGTAGCTGGCCAGGAGCATGCTCAGGGTCGTGCAGAACATGGCCGGAAACTTGGTGGCATCGGTCACGTCGACCGTGTAGAGTAGCACCGCGTCGGGCTCGTTGGTGTAGAGCACGCCGTTCTCGATCGTGAACTGCGCCGAGCCGCGCTCGTTGAACATCTCGTCGACCAGCGTCCAATTGGTCAGGCCCTGGGGCTCGTAGACCAGTGGCCAGGCCAGGCCCGCCGCGATGAGGTAGCGCTGCTGCACCACGCGCAGGGCGTTGACCATGCTGGAGGGAACCGCGTAGGCGTACTGCCAGATGTTGGACGCGTTGTCGACCTCTGCGAGCGCCACGCGGCGCTTGGCAAACGCCCAGGAGCCGCCTTCGATCAGCTCCTTGCGAGCCATCGGAAAGAAGCGCGCGCAGTAGCCGGCCTCGGCGCTGCTGTCGGGCGGCTCGATGCAGGTCACCTGCGCGCGGGCCCCCAGCAACGACAGCGCGCCGTTGCAGATGTCGACGTCCGTGGCCATGCCTTACTCCTCGCCCTCGCTGTCGTACAGGGCCCGTGCCCGCTCGGCGTCCGAGACAGTGACAGGTTGCAGGCCAACGTCGGTGAGGATCAGGCACAGCGACACGTCCGGCGAAGAACTCTCGGCCGCCACCTCATCGGGCTCTTCGGCGCTCGCCGTGACCCGCTCAGCGACAACGCGCGCCTGCATCGCGAATACCGTACCCGGCTCGGGGATACCCTTGATGCCGAGCTTCTCGATGATGTCGTCGTCGAGATAGATGCGGGGGCGGCCGTCGTAGCTCAGGTCGGAGCTTGCCGACTCGCTGTCCGTCTTCGTGCTGACCATCTTCATGTGAACGTCCTTGTGAAAAGGGCCGCTCGTGGCGGCCCTCTCAGTTGCGCGTGGCCTCAGACGATGTCGCCGCCTGAGTCATCGCTGGCCGCTGCCGGTTTGCCCTTGCGGGGCTTAGCCGGGGCAGCCTCCGCCGGCTCATCGATGCGGTCGAACCAGCTGCCCTTCTCCCGCCCCTCGATGAGGTCGAATTCCTCGCCTTGGTTGATGAAGCGGAAGTGCACGCCGTCGTCAGGGTAGTACCCGAGCGTCTTGGCTCGGGCCCGACCAATGATCTTAGCCATCGTCGGGCCCCCCTATTACTTCACGCCCGGAACGGTCGTGGCGATCGGGGCGTTCGCCTGCACGTTCTTGGTGAAGTAGGCCGTCGCCGTGCCGGCGGTGGTGGTCGCGGTACCGATGCGATACACCACGCGCAAGTAGCGCTCCAGACCAATCGGCAGACGACCGCGATACTGCACCGTGTTCGCGGTGAGCGCGGCCAAGGCCACGGCGCCGGTGAGCGGGAACTCTTTCGGCGACGAGAACGAGGTGTTGTCGTCACACTGCAGCACGAACTGCACCGTGGCCGAGCCGCCGGAGGTGACGGCAGCGACGGTGCTGATCTGCAGGAACAGCTCCTCGCCAATGCCCACGTCAGCGGCGGCGCCGGTGTCGTAGTAGTTGGTCGAGGCCACGTCGCCAGCAGCAGCGGCGATGGACTGCGCCGAGCTGAGGATCTCTTGGGAGTCGATATACATGATTGCTTTCCTTTCAGCTCAAGCCGATTACGAAACCAGGGATTCGGTTTCGACCAGCGCGTCAACGGTACGGATGGGGATACCGAAGAACGACAGGTCGCCCTGCACCGAGGCCACGCCCGGGGCGCCGAACTGGCTGGCGCCGGCTTGCAGGCCCAGGGCCGCCACCGACTTGTCCATCGCCATGATCTGCAGCTGGGCCTTGACCTTACGCGAGGCGTAGAACACCGGGGTGCCTTTGCCCATGAACGGGATCGTGTTCATGGCGAGCATCATCTGCTTGAGGATGTTCGTGGTCGCGGTCAGGGTCTGCGTGTTGGTCTGGCTCACCAGGTCGGAGATGTCGACGTTGGCAATGCGAACCACGTAGCGCCAGTCGCGCAGCGACAGACCGAGCTTCCACTTCCAGATGTCAGCGAAGGCGCGGTAGCGGTTGTTGCTGCCGTCGAAGGCGTCGATCTCGCCCAGATCCTTGTGCTCGATACCGGCCTTCGACCCCTTCGGGAAGATGCCGTGCACCGTGTCGTTGCCCCAGCAGACCAGCCACACCGAGGTGTTGTCGGAGCCCGAGCCGCCGGCGAGCAGGATGTTGCGACCGTTGGCGGCGCTCGTCGAGCTGTAGCGCGGGGCCAGACCCATCGGACGCTCGGGGTTGATGGCCGTGTCGTTGTAGAACAGCGCCGAGATGGCCGACTGGTTCATGGCCTCGAGGAACGCCGAGGCCTCCTGCAGGCGGAACGCCGAGGCGTTGCCGTTCAGGTTGGCGAGGTCAACGTCGACTTCGGAGCGGGCTTCCAACATGCCCACCGAGTCGTCGACCTGCGCGCGGGTCGACTTGCTGGCCGGCACGCCGCCGTAGAGCTGACGCCACACTACGGTCGGCAGACCGGTGCGCATCGTGGTGCGGTGGCCGGTGGGCAGGTTGCCCTCAACCCAGGGCATGTCGTCGAGCAGCGCGTTGGTCTGCTTCAGGAGTTCGACGACGGTGGCGGTCTTGCCATCGGGGTCGAGAGTCTTTGCGAAGTCCAGCAGCGTTACAGCGCCGGCTTTGGAAGGCAGTGCAGCCATGATGATTTACCTTTCAGTCTTTCTTGCCGTACAGAATGTCCTCGGGCGACTTCGGCGCGGTGGCGTTTCCTTCACGCCCACCAACGAATCCGTCCTCGCTCGTGGCCTTGCCAACTTCGTAGGCCCACTTCACAAGCAGCGGGTGGTTGCCCAGCCCGGTCGATTCGAGGTACTGCTTCAGCTCAGCCCCGCCAAAGGTGTCGATGGCACGTCGCGCGATGGCCTGGTTCTCGGGCTTGCCGAGCACCTTGTCTTTCGCGACCTCCTCGCCCCAACCCTTCACGGTCTCGAGGTGCTGCTCTTGCAATTGCGCTTCCCGGGTTGCGGCCAGGTCGACCAATCGCTGAGCCTGCTCCTGCGACAGCTGGAGGGTCTTGGCTACGTTCTCGAACTCGGCGACACGCGCCGGATCGAGCTCGACTCCTTCAGGCACCTTGAACTCGTACTTCTCAGGCACCTCAGACTTGGTCGACTTGTCGCCGCCTTCGTCCTTCTTGCCCGCGTCGCCCGCGTTCTCTTTGCCTTCGGCCAGGCTGCCCTGGCCTGCGTTCTGCGCTTCAGCGGCACCCGCTTGCGCGGCGCCTGCGTTGGCGTTGTCGTTCTGCGATTCGGCGGCTTCGTTGGTGGCTGCGCCGCTGTCTTGCGCTTCACTCATTTCGGTATTCCTTCAACAGGCGAAAATAGCCATCAGGGGATGCCTCCAGCAGCTCAGCTTCCAACCACAGGCCGATGTTCTGTTCACCGGCCTTGAAGGCCATCGTCGAGCCGTTCGTGTGGAACGGGGTGTGGCGATAGCCTGTTTTGGCGAAAAGCCGAGTCGCGATTCGGCGACCCTGGGCGTGGCCCATCAACCACTTCAGGTCTTCGATTTCCTGGTCGCGCGCGATACGAGCCTTCTCTTTGAGCTGCTCGCGTTGTGCTTCTGCGTCCAGTTGATCGTCGATGTCTGTCATGGCAACGGCGCGATTGTGAGGTGCCGTGTGTGGAGTGCGTACACGGCCGTCAGCTCGGCCGCATGGCGTCGATCTTTGAGCGGTGGGGCGTCCAAATCTTCCGTAGCGCCGGGGCAGTGAACGGGTCGGCGCCGAACACGAGGTCGGCCGTGTCGGGGTTCTCAAGCCACAGGCGAACCATGTGCATCGCGCCGAACCCCGAGCATTTCGACCGCGTGCACGCTGCCACGTAGAGCTCGGCGCGACTGCACCAGTAGGCGACCCAATAGCCGTCCGGGCTGTCGCCGCTCACGAACTCGGTGCCCGAGCCGCCGAGCTGCTTCGGCAGGCACGAGGGTGCGGCGTGCGCGGTGGTCGCGATGAGCGAGGCGGCGATGAGGGCGAGGATGCGTTTCATTGTGAGACGGGTGTGGGGGTGGGGCGGTTAGTACGCAGTAAATCCAGCAAGGCTTATCTTCTGCAGCGAATACGACGTGCCATCCCCCTGCGCGGACGCCAGCGAATTCATTGCCGCCTCGATTTGCGTGATGTAGTCGGCAAGGTGCGGCGCTCCGGTCACTTCGGCGTAATGCCCAAGCAGTACGGCTTCGCCGTTGATAACTAGCCACGATGGCCCAGAACTGTCGCCGTTGTGTAGTGGCACCTGCCAAGCGCGCAGCGGGTCGGCTGGGTCAAGTTTTCCGATTACCGGCACATATGCGTAATGCCCGTTTGAACCGTAGTAGGTCGATTCGGTGTCGATGAATTTGACCGGCAGCACGCGCAGCGCGTCGTACTTCGGTGTGTTGATGGCTGCGCTGGCGTCATTCCCCACTACCTGCCGCTTGCTCAGGCTCGGCAGCCAGTACGTGCCCGACGACGGCAGATAACTGCGGAAATTGGCCGGCAGCACCTTAAACCGCTTGATGCTGGCCGGCATATCTTGGTCGAGGTACCCGATATGCAGATCGGTGCCCGCGATGTTGGTATGGCTGAGCGCCGTTGCACGCACCTGGGTGCCGTCAGCAGCAAGCCAGCAGAAAGAGAAGTTCGCGCCAGTCACATGGTTCGCGGCAATGTAGTGCCGTTTCGACACGAGGCACGCAGGCCAGTAGCCGGTTGACAAGTCAGACCGCGCCACCGACATGCCTGTTAGGTCGATGCCTGCCGCAAAGTTCTGCTGGTTGCGCGCGATGGTCAGACTCGGATAGTCGCCGCTGTACGTCGAATAATTCAGCAGCGTCGCATCGTTCGGCGTCTTGCCCGCGACGAGGGCGGCCATCGCATCGGATACGTGGCGCGCGAGTGATCCGGCCACGTACTGCTGCAGACGCGTGCTGACCAGCGGCGCGCCGCTGATATCCTGCTTGAAAACTAGGCTTTCCTTCTTCGACTTCACGAGGATCAGGCACGTACCGTTCGAAACCTTCGCGACCCGCCCGCTCGAATCAACAGAGCACACAGCAGGGGTCTGAGACTGGTACGTGACCCCCTGAGAACCGACGTTCGCGGCTGGCGATAGCGTGCCGCTCGCGAAGCCGTTTGCCACCGTGTCGGTTACCACGATGGCATCGCTGACCGTCTGCGTCGTGGTGGTGACCGTGTTGGTGTCGACCGCCATAGCCACGGACAGGTCTTCGACTGCTGCACGTCCTCGAATGGTCTTGCCAGATTGAGCCCAGGTGATGGTCGTCACGATCAGGTGATCTGCTGAATGACTTCAATCGACGCGCACCAATAGGTCGTGGTGGTGGCGCTCGGGGTGACAAGCACCTGCAGCTTGTTGCTGACTATGCCAACGCTCGCCGCCGTGGGTGCGATGCCGGCGCCGCCAGTGATCGCCGTGCCAGCCACTACCGCGCCGATGAGCGTGGCAGCGCCTAGACCGCTGACAGATAGCACCATGTCGTAGGTGTTCGACCACACGTTGTTGCCGCTCGCGCCGGCTCGGCCCTGCAGCGTCACACGCACCCGCGCCAGCGAGGCCACGCTAAGAGTCGGGAAGCTGAACCGGGTCGAAGAATTAGCCGCTCCGCCAGTTAAGGTCAGTTCTTGGTTCGCAGTGGTCGCTGACGTTGTAAGTATCAGGTCATTGTAGATGCGCAGCGTTTTCGAGCCGCCCTGAATCACTACGTCGTTTGCCTGCGCATCGTTCGCCCCCACATCGCCGACGAAAGAGTGAGCAAGTGCCACCGAACCATCGTACTGAGCAAAAGTATTCCCGCCGATGGCAACCGTGTTTCCCGCCGCCTGACCCCCCGCAGCGGAAAAGCCGCCCGCTAATATCTGGGCGACAGAACGGCCACCGTCGATAGGCATCCACACGCCGCCGAGCATCATGAATTCGTACAGGAAACCGTCACGGAAGAATCCTGCCGGGCAGACGGCCATGCCGGTGCCTGAATTTCCGGTGACGACGCCAGCATCGGAGTTGGTCACATAAATGAACGTGCGGTCGCCATCTATCGCCGGGCCGGTTGCCATGTTTATGGTCAGCGTTACCAGCGAGGCCGAATTGATGCGTAGTACATACACGGCCTGACCGTAGGGGACAGTGACCGTACCCGTTGCCGTGACGGGTGCTGACGTGTTGATGGTGCCCTGCGGGAAAAACGACTTTGCGCCGCCTACTGTGCCGCTGTACTGGACTATGGCCGGCACATCGGTTGCAGACGCCAACTCGCCAGCCCCGCCAGCGTAGCCGAGCAAGTCCGACAGCATGCCAGTGCGCGGCACGACGTTTGCAATCAGGTTGCCCTGCGCGTCGAATGAAAATCCCATCGCTGCTGCTACTGCGGCGGAAGTGGCCA